CTCAGCTTCATATTGTGATGATTCACAATGTTTCTCAACTAGACCATGGAGTAATGCAAATAATGTTTTACGTAATGCTATTCAAGTCTACCCAGATCCATCTCGACAAAATGTAATTGGTGGACAAATTGGTAGTTTTAAAATTAGAAGAAGAGTAAATGCTGATGATAGAGTTATTGTTTATCAAACACCACCAACAACATTTGGAGTAGGAGCAACAACTGGATCTGGTGGTGGATTCTTAATACCAAATGACTTTACACCACAACAAAAAAGAAACGCTTTAACATTAATTAACCAATTAAAACAGAAAAATTCATTTAGAGATGATTCGGAATTACCAGATCCAATACCATAATCACCTAAATCAATAAATTTAAACTATAACTTGGAATAGAAACTAAAAAATTATATATTTATAACTAAAATACACTAAATATGGGATATTTAAATAATCAGGTAGTAACAGTAGATGCTATCTTAACAACAAAAGGAAGGGAACTCTTGGCAAGAGGAGATGGTTCTTTTAACATTACACAATTTGCCTTATCTGATGATGAAATTGATTATACATTATATAATCCAAATAACCCTTCAGGATCTGCATTTTATGGAGAAGCTATCCAAAATATGCCATTGTTAGAAGCATTCCCAGATGAAAACCAAATGCTAAAATATAAATTAGCTACTTTACCAAGAGATACAGCTAAAATGCCAATACTTGATATTGGTTTAGGTTTAATTAAATTAGCTCAAACAGCTCAAACAACAATTCAACCACAAACATTAAATTATCTAGGTAATAACTCAGTAGTTGAATCATCAGGATATGTATTTACTGTAAGTGATGTTAGACAATTTAGCTCTGTAATTGGATCTGGTATTGATACAGACGCAGCACTTGCATTAAATTCAACATCAACAAATGGAACAGATGTATCTAAAACAGTAATTGGACAGACTTGTACACTTGTAGCAACAGGAGTTAATACTCTATATGGTACAACAGGAACAGCAGCTTCCACATTATATAGTTTATTAACTATTGTAGGTAGAGACTCAGGTGCAAGATTACAAGTTCCAATTAACATAACTAAAACATCATAAAATAAAAAAATATGGCAAGTGGAGCTTTTCAAACATTAGACCCAAGAGATTTACTTATAAGTAACGAAAATGTTACCAATACAGTTTGGTTAAATAATTCACCTACAATGACGGCTTTTTTCACGTCATCAGTTCAGGTAGCAAGTACAACAGGACAGTTTTATTATAATATATTCTTTGGTGCTGCAGCAACTGGATCAGTTCAATTTGCAATTGCATATTGTGATGAACAAGGAAGTGGAAGTTTATTATATAACCCAAATGTAGCTGGACTTTCACCTACTAGAACTAATTATGGTCAATATAGATCATTAATTATAGGAGATGAAGGAAATTCATTTGTATTTGGTAACCAATCAGCATCTTATTTTTATGCTTTACCAATAGAAAGATCAGGATATAAAGAAGAATTACTACCAGGAACTATGACCTTATGTTTATCAGGATCTGGAGCATCAGATGAGTTATATCTTACAGATGATAGTAAATTAGGTGGTGCAGCAGTATTTTCAGAAGCAGGTAGAATATTTAACTTAGTATCTGGTTCTGCTGGTACAGTATTTACAGGAGTAGATGCAAATGGTTGGACAGCAAATTCTGGTTCTTATGGTTGGTTTATGCCTGACATAGGAGTAATATTATTAAACGGACCTGCATTAGATGGAACATTTGCTGATGGTGGTATTGACTTAGGTACAGTAAGAGGATCAAATACTGCTAATAATAACCCACAGAAAATTTACAATTCATTAAATTTAGGTGGTGCAGCAGCAACATCCCCAGGTTGGACTTTAAATTCAAATGAACAATTATCATCAGATTTTGTATTTGTAAGAGCAAGAGCAGATGAGTTTAATTACTCAACTAACCCATCGTTTATATCAGGTTCTACAGGAGCTGTATTATTTGATTCATTTATTAACGACCCACAAGTATACATTACCTCAGTAGGTTTATATAATAATAATCAAGAATTAGTAGCAGTAGCTAAACTATCTAGACCATTATTAAAAGACTTTACTAAGGAGTTGCTTGTAAGAGTTAAGCTAGACTTCTAATGGATGAGCGCATTCAAACAATTTACAACCAAGGATGTTATTCAAACACCTTTCTGTGCCGATAAGGGATGGCTTTTATCTGGTAGTTCTGAAATCACTGGATCAGAATATGGTCTTAATGTCTTTTTTGGAAGAAACTGGGATTTAGTAACTAAAAGTAGTAGTTACGGTACTTCAACTGGATTTGTTTTTACATCTTCTCAAGGAAATGTTTATAATAGTGCTAAACATCTTTATTATACTAACTTTTTAACCCAAAGTACAGGTGATAATGCTACTACACAAAGTGTATTACCAGGCGCTACTAGAGAAGATGATTACTTTTTTGGTCCAATTATAGCACCAAGATTTGATAATTATTTACAATCAACTTTAGAACAAAAAAGGTTTTTTCCAACAGCATCTGATGATGTGATAACCACATTTTCAATACCTCAAAAATTATTTGGTGAAGGAATTGTACCTTATACTTTTAAATTTACATATGAACAATCACCATATTATAGCCAATTTGAAATAGTTGATGATGGTGAAGGAAATCTTATAAGCAGTTCTATATCTTCATCAGGTGGAGATACTAATACTAGTTTAGTTGTGGGTCAAATATTCTACAACCAGGGAATAGCAGTTATTACAACAGGAAGTAATAATTCAAAACCATTAACAAATATAGGTAAACAGGCAGCTGGTGTTGGTGGTCTTGATAATATGAAATTTGAATTTTCATCATCGATTACTATTTACGAACAACAATATAAATGTACAATTTTAGAAAACGAATTTGGTTACTCAACAAATCCTTCATTACTTAAAAACAATGGTAGTAGTGGAAGTTATAATGTTGAATATTATGACTATGTTACATCATCATTTTTTGAACCATATGTGACTTGTGTTGGATTATATAATGAAAATACTGAGTTGGTAGCTGTTGGAAAATTGTCATTTCCATTACCAATTTCACAATTTACAGACACAACGATCATAGTTAACTATGACGTATAATGAATAATTGGATATACCAAAACCAGGAAGTAGACACAGTGTCTGACTTCCCTGATCATACTTATGGGTTTGTTTATAAAATAACCCATTTACCTACAAATAAAAAATACATAGGTAAAAAAATACTATTCTTTACTAGGAAAGTAAAATTAACAAAAAAAGATTTATTAGAATACCAAGGAGTTGTTGGTAGAAGACCTGCTTATAAACTAGCAGTAAAAGAGTCCGATTGGAAAACATATTGGGGATCTAATAAAGAAATATTAGAATTAGTAAAAACTGAACCTGCAGATAATTGGGAAAGAGAAATATTAGCAGCCGCTGATAGTAAAAAATTACTTACATATTATGAAACAAAATTCCAAATGATTTATCAAGTATTAGAAAAACCAGATGAATTTTGGAATGATAATATTTTAGGTAAATTTTATACTAAAGATTTTCAATAATATAGTTTTGATGCATAAAATTAGTTTTGTATATTAAACCACCATGGTAAATGAACTATTAATAAATCTAGTAAATTCAGTACTAGGATCAGGTAAACGTACTGCAAGAGGTAATCAGGCACATTCTTGTCCTTATTGCAATCACCATAAGCAAAAATTAGAAATTAATTACTCCCAGAATAAAAAAGGATATAATCCTTGGCATTGTTGGGTATGTGATAAAAAAGGTACACGAATTTCTACATTATTTAAAAAAGTAAATGCGTCATCCGAAAAATTTAATGAATTATATAAATTAATAGGTAATGAACAAGAATATAATCCAAGTTCTACAGATAAAAAAATATTAAAATTACCTAAAGAAATAAAATATTTTTCTAATATTACTATGTCTGATATAGAGGGTAGACGTGCTATGTCTTATTTAAAAAATAGAGGTATTACTGAAGAAGATATTATTAAATATAATTTAGGATATTGTACATCTGGTAGATACCAAAATATGATTATTATACCTTCATATGATGAAAAAGGTCATTTAAATTATTTTACAGGTAGATCATTTGAAGATAAACCATATATTAAATACCGTAATCCAGAAACATCAAGAAATATAATTCCATTTGAGTTATTTATTAATTGGGATTTACCATTAGTTTTATGTGAAGGTCCATTTGATGCTATTGCTATAAAACGAAATGCAATACCATTACTAGGTAAAAATTTACAACAAAATTTATTAATGAAAATTGTTAAGTCAACAGTAGAAAAAATATATATTGCTCTAGATTCTGATGCTAGAAAGCAAGCA